AGGAGGCGAATATTGGGACTCTGTGGGCCTTGTAGCTGATAATGTGGGCGAAGAGTGGGAATTAGGCAATGGAGGCGTCCAGACGGTCAATATTGACTCCACACAGGCAATTTATCCAGTGTGGATAGTTGAGGGGCCATGTGTTAATCCAAAATTGCAGAATAATACAACTGATACTAATGCTGAGTTTAATGGTACCGTAGCGGCCGGACAAACTTTGACCGTAGATTTTGAGGCCGGCACAGCTTATCTAGACTCGGCTCTAGTTACGAGATATGTATCCGGTTTAGTATCATTTGAGCCAGGAGAAAATATAGCAGGTTTTAACAGCGATGGTGGAGCGACACAAGAATCCACGATTAGCTGGAATAATATTATCAATTAGGAGGTGAGATGAATAGACTTTTGCTTTACTTAGGGGACACACTACTAGGAGATATTAATAAGTTTGCAAAGAATCGTCATCTTACTGAAACTCTGAAAAGCGAGAGCGAGAATGCCTCAGCGGATACTTTTACTTTTGACATAAATTGGAAATTATACCAAGATTTTGTGAGGAAATACTTTGATGATGATCCGGCCAGCTTGCTTAGAGTAGGTAAAACAAGAGTTGTATTTGAAACTGATGGTTATGTGAGATTTGCCGGTTATTTGGCAGCTAGGCCAGCCAGGAGTGGCTTGGGAGCTGATCAAACACTTTCTTTGACCTTTTATGAGCATTTTGCTAGATTATCTGGCGATTTAGTTTGCGATCCGAGCGACACAATGTCGCCGCTTAGGACATTTACTGGTGTAGATGCGGATGTTTATGCGCAGAGTTTGATTAACGAGTTTTTAACGCGAGCTTCGGCGGCCGGAGAAACACTAAACTGGACTTATGGTACAGTAGATTCTTTAAGGCCAAAAACAATTACCTATAAAGATTTTCAAACGGTGGCTAAGGCGCTTTGTGATGCTATGAATAATGTAGAGGGGGCCGGAAAGTTTGATATTGTATTTAGACTAGATCCAGACGATTATACTCATGTGATAATTGATATTCTGAAGCCACGCGGCAAAGATAAAAATATTGTAATTAGATACCCGTCTGATGGTGTTTATAAACTTTGGGCTTCGGATTATTCAATAGAAGCAACAAATCAATATGCCAGCGATGTTTTAATAGCCGGGAATGGCCAGGTTGGCGATCCGGATACTGGCGAGCAGACGGCTAATTTAGGAGTTGCTTATGACAGTGATTTTGTAGCTGATTATTGCTATTGGCGCACTTATGAAACCGCATCTAATCTGTATAGTCAGAGTGCGGTTGATAATTATGCTGACACAAGATTGGCTCAATTGAATTTTAATCTAGAAACACCACATATTTCATTAGTGGGGCGGCCAATAGCGTGGGGACAAGCTGAAAATGAGGACAATGGCTTAGCGCTTGGCGACACATTTTATTTTAGCGAGAATACAGATGATGGCTCTGATCATTCGGGGTATTACCGAATAATTGGGCTAGATACAACATGGGATGATAATGGCGTGGCCACAGTTACGCCAACATTATTGGAGAATGGATGATTTACGATGTAGAAAAGAGAATAGCGGCCGCACATAATGAGCTAAAGGCTCAAAAGGTGTATAGTGGCTTGGCCTATTCTCAATTGCTTTATCCCGCAAATACACCATCGCAAACTTATAATAGCACGGCTAGTCTGTCTGGATCCGGCCAAGCTCCGGTTGCACGCATCCGGTTTAGATTCACTAGAACAGATGGTATAAATGAAACACCAATGGTAAATTTTGCTTTCAACGCATCTTATACCCCGTCTTATAAAAAATTTGCTGAGGATAATGGTTGGACTTTCACTGGCAAAGATTTTTCTTTTTTTGAAAAATATGACATTTCTGGATATATCAGTGGTATTGGTGACAATTATGTTGATTTCTTTGTAGATTATAATTACACCATTAGGAATGCACTTTTTTCTTTGAACTCAATAGGAATTTCAGTAACTTGTGCAGCCATTGTGAGTGTAAAGGGAGATTTAACAGTGGAGAGAGTTGTATGAATGATCGCGTAGAAAAACAGATTGAGGAAATGGAGCAGGAAATTAAGGCTTTGAAAGCTTGTTTTCAGCAATCGGCTAGCTCTATGGAGATTTATACCACTAGAACAACATTTACTACGCAGGCCAATAGATTCACAGCTTATAATCCATCATATGATTATCAGGATTGGTCACGAATTGTGCAGTATTATGACAAAACTGGTCCAGATTATCAAAATGGGTTTTATGCTGATGAGCCAGTTATAGTCACATTTAGAAGCGAAAATGGGCAAAATGTATTGGCAAATTTAGAGATTGGAGCCAATGAAGATATAACAAGCTTTGTCATAATTACGCGACTACCTTTTAATGGTGGAGCTAGATGGAAATTACTTTGCCAACCAATTCTCGATCCGGTGGGAAATCCAGCTCAATATTATAACTGGAGTCCGTGGGTTTTAGATATTGCTGTGCAGGCCGGGGTAAAGGGTACTTTGGAGGTAAAAATGGCATGGGAATAATAAATTTAGAGAAAAGACTAAAAAATTTAGAGGATGAAATAAAAGCTTTGAAAGCTACATATTCTGTTTATGGTGGCGCAATGAAGATTTATGGATCTACATCACAAAGTTTTAGTTGGTCATCAACGCTCCCAATTATTTTTCCGGTAGTACGATTTACGTCTGATTGGGAAAGAGATAAAAATATTCTAGTGGCATCTGTGAATGTTGAAATGAGAGATAGTGGTGGAAATTTACTATATTCACCACCACAATTATCACTTGATATTCAAAACAAAAGTGGTAGTGTTGATATTCATCTGTTGCCTAATATTGATATGACGTCTTTTACTATTACACTTTATTCCACATCGCCTGGCACATTCACGCGGATTCAGTAAATATGGTATAATAAAGTTAGTGATACGCCACGCTTGCGGTTTAAGGCGGGAATACCAACTAAAGCAAGCGAGGTCTTATGCGGAGAGCGACAACACCATCTCACACATTTACCTTTCCGGAGGAGGTAGAGGTAGCTAATGTGACTGATATTTTGATTTCTTATTCACAATGTGGCAAGAAAATCTTAGAAAAAACACTGAATGATGTAACAATTGATACAAATCACAATGCTTTTAATCTGACATTGACTCAGAAAGAAACAGATTCTTTTGCGCCAGGCAAAGCATTAGTCCAGGTGCGCGCAAAAACTGGTGACAAAGCTCTAGCCAGTCAAATGATCTGGCTAACAGTCAAGCCGGTGCTTAATTCGGAGGAATTGTAATGGAAGATGGAAATAATTTTAATTTAGTACCAGAAAATCAAGAGGAGCAATTTAATGTAGAATTTGGCGAGGTTATCACTTTAGGAGGTGGCGGGACTAATGATTTTAATCAATTATCTAATCGGCCATCTTATGATAATCAGACAATGACCGGCACAACTAATATTCCAAAAGTGCCAACTAAAACATCTGAATTAATTAATGATGGCTCAAATGGGGAATCTACTTACATAGAGGCTAATGGGTTGGCCACAGTGGCGACTAGCGGATCATATAGTGATTTGAATGGAACACCAACAATTCCGACAGTTAATGATGCTACACTTACAATTACACAGAATGGCACGAGCAAAGGGACATTTACGGCTAATGATTCAGATGACACCACTATTGAGGTTACTGATACTACTTATTCAGCTTTTACTGGAACAGATGGAAATACACCGGGTACAAGCGGTTTAGTACCAGCGCCAGCTACTACTGATGCTGGTAAATTCTTAAAAGCTGACGGTACTTGGGATACAGCCGGTGGTGGTAGTGGGCCTACGGTAGTCCAGACTACTGGTACAAGTCAAACTGATGTAATGAGCCAGAACGCAACTACTGGCATGATATATGCCGATCCAGCTAATAGATTTAAGGTTCAGATAGGGGCTAGTGCGACAGCCTCTAGTGTAGGGAGTATCGCAATAGGCTCAAATGTAATTTCCTCTGCTGGTAACTCAGCAATCGCAATAGGGGTTGGCGTAGCAAGTGCTTCTGGCGCTATTTCTATTGGCCACCATGGCGGTAGCAATGCCGGCGCAAAATATAAAGGCTCTATTGCTTTAGGAGCCTATGCGCACACATCAGAGGTTGGCGAAATGAATATTGGCACAACTGACACAACTTACGGATATAATTCTACTAATTATCGCTTATTATCTGGTGTGCATGATGGTCAAACAGCTAATGATGCGGTAACTGTTGGCCAGGTAAATGCTATGATTGATGCCATTAATACGGCTACGGGGTCAAGCATTCCACATATCGGATCTAGCACATAAGGAGGTGTATGGATATAGGGATTGCAATAATATCAGGATTACTAGGGGCCGGTGGTGTTATTGGCTTTATACAGTTTATGATTTCGAGACATGATAGGCAAAAAAACGGTCTAAATGATATTAAAAAAGAACTTGACGCTATTAAAAAAAGTTTAGATGAGATGAATATTAGAGTTACTAGAATAGAACTCGGAAATCTGATTAGAAATTATCCTGAAAATATAGATGCAATATTGCAAGTTGCGGAATACTATTTTATTGAGTTAGATGGCAATGCTTATGCACATGCAGTTTTTGAGAAATGGGCCATAGATCATAATGTGGCCATTGGTTGGCTTCCTAAATTAAAGAAAGGAGAGAAGAATGGCCAAAAACAATTTCAACAACTATAAACTAAGAGGGATAATATTTATTGTATTAGCTTTCTTTTGTGGGGGAGCGGCCGGAACGGGTATAGATTTTGCTTTGCGGCCAACTGAGAATGGCAACTGGACGATTGATGCGACATTCTCAATGGAATTATCAAATGAGCAAATACCGGCAGAAATCGAAACAGATGAGGGGACAATAGAGGTAATTGAGGCGCCAACAGTAGAAGAGGTTGATGGTAATCAATTAGTAAATGAATGTCCAGAGGGCGAAGAAGAATGTGGCCAGGGGCGCTATATTTACGCTCCTACTGAAACGCCGACAGCTTTCAAAGATTATACTATTGGAGGCTGTTGGGATGTCGATCAGGCCTGGGGATCACAATGCTGGGATCTGGCGGCACTTTTCTTCATGAATTACACTAAAGATGGCCGGTCATTCTCAACTTGTGGGACTGGCGCAGCAAAAGGATCTTGGAATTGTAAAGAGCAGAATGCTGGTGATGAGTTTGAGCTAATTTATGATGCAACTGAATTGCAAGCAGGTGACTGGATTGTGTTCGGATCTGGACAATATGGCCATGTAGGAATGGCTCTAGGCGGTTATAATAACGGCTATATTGCGCTTCTAGGCCAAAATCAGGGCGGTACAGCATGTCCGGGCGGTGGTAGTGCGGCAAATATCATTAATATCTCATTAAAAAGCTTTGTAGGGGCGTTTAGGCCAAAAACTTATATTAAGCCAGCGCCGGAGCCAGAGCCAATTCCGGTAAGCGGTTGTATAGATTGGCATGTAGTAAAGGGAGATACAATGAGCCGAATTATGCTAGATTGTGAGGGAACAGTAGTTTATGGCGAAGCGATGGATAATTACGCCAAATCTTGGTATTCCCTAGTTTATAAACCAGGTCAGAGTGTTTATGATGGCTGGCACAGTAAAACTGGAGTTGGCTTATATGCTGGAGATGACATTGAACATAAAGTTAAATAACAGAAAGGAGTTATATGACAAATCCAGATAATATAGTAAGAGTAAGAGCGAGGAATGGTGGCCGCGCTAGCGTCTATGAGGCAAACGGTTGGGCGCAGGCCTATACAAGCGGCTTATTAGAGGGAAATGGAGTAACTCAAAATACCTCAGCAGATATGAATGTTTTAGTGGGCGGATCACCATCAAAGCCAGATGTAGTATTAGCTGAAAATCCGGCCGGATATCGTATTGCTTTAGATATTGTTGGCCAGCAAGCTGTGGCTATTACAGCTCCGGCTTCAAATAGCCGTATAAGCGCAATAGTGGCTTATACAGACGATTTATCGCTCGCGACCACAGAAGATACTGTGACGGGCTCTCCGGCCTCTTGTGGGCTTATTGTAGTGAATGGTACGGCCGGATCTACACCAGCCGAGCCGACAGATGCTCAAATTAGGACTGCGATCACGGCTGATGGGGCAACAGGATCACAGGCGGCCTATTGTGTAATTGCCATAATTTTAGTAGAGAATACTACAACAATTATCACTGATAGTTTGATTACAATTAACAATGTAACTTTGGCGGCTAATAAAATAGTACAAGCTAATAATATTGATTTTGCCACTATGCCGAGTAATTATTCAGAAACTGAGATTGACACCGGTTATACCTGGATTAATGGTAAAGCGATCTATAAAAAGACAATTGATTTTGGCGCATTATCAAATACATCTTATAAAGAGGTTGCACATAATATTTCAAATCTAGGTTATATTATTAAAATTGAATGTACTGCGCAGAATAGCAGTGGTACAACAATTAGTATTCCAGATGGTGGTAATTCGTGGGTAGATTTATGGGTTTCTTCAACTAAGATCACAATTCAAACTGGATCTAATAGAAGCGCATTCTCAGCATATGTGACGCTTTATTACACAAAATCTAACTAACATTGACATAAAAACAGATTTGGCTTATAATAAGCTAGACAATAAAAACGAGCTTCACGAAACCATTTTTTGGGAGTAGTGAGGTTTTTGTTTATAGGTAGGTTCTCTTTCGTGACTTATTAAGTGCGTAAGGAGGAAAAATGGAGAAAAATTTTATTAAAAATATAGAGCAGCCTTTTGGTTGGGAGCCTAATGAGATCATATTTAATTCAAATCTTTCATTAAAGGCTAAAGGATTGTGGCTCTATATGAACGCTAAGCCGGAGGGGTGGTTTTTCGCGTCAGAAAGAATTGCTGAGGAATGCTCTGATGGCATCAAAAGTATTAGAGCGGCATTAAAAGAATTAGCTGATGCCGGACTTTTAACTTGGAAAAAACAGGGAGATGGCCGGATAATCTATACTTTAGAAACAGAGGTAATTAAACCTGTGGAAAACCCAAAGTGCCAAAAGGGCACTCTGGATACCAACCCAAAGTGCCAAAACGGCACAGTGCCAAAACGGCACAGTGCCAAAACGGCACCCATAAATAATAAAGAGGATAATAAAGAAAGAATATTAATAAAGAAAGAAGAGCCGGCTGGCATTGCTGGCTTGGAGCCAGCCAGCCGGCCTAAAAGAAAAGATTTTGAGAGCGATGCTGAATTTGAAAAGGCTTTTTATCGGTATAATAGGATTTATTTAAGTGTAAATTAACATTAATGGAGGTAAGAAAGGCATGAAATGTCAAAGAATAGGGAATATTCAGAATCTTACCTCTTTGAGCAAATATCAGCAATGAGGTGGTTAAAAGAGCAAGGTTTATCTGTTGAACAGATACGAGAGCTTAGATGGGGAATGATAGATGAAACTGATCGGAATATACATTTCCCTACCTCTGTTACCTCTTATAAGATGGATCTAATTACTGGTAAGGTAAAAGGTAAAACTGAGGTTAAAGATGTTTTGATACCAATTAAAGGATCCGGCCACGAATGGTTTTTTCTAAAGTCGAAATACAAATGTCCGTGGATATTTACTAAAGAGAAGCCAAAGACATGGCGTAAAGAGGGAAGCAGGGAATCACTCTATTCCCTCGAAGATGTGGAAAACTTTACAAAAATGGTATCCTCCCCTGTTATACCTCAGTTATTAGAGGAAATTGAGTCATTGACAAAAATGCTTGTGTCTGATAATATAAGAGTATCGATTGCGAACATTACCAAAGCGGAAACCAAGGAGCAAACCGAGGGAAAGATAGCAGTTTAGATCGTGGCACAAAATTGAGTTGCACGAATCAAATGTAGCTATAATGTCGCACAATGCATATTAGCGTAAATGTCAAATTTATGTTATGCGACCGAGGCGAGCTCTAAAAAAACGGAGCTCGTTTTTATTGTCAAAGGTGTTTAATATCGCGAATTTTAACAATTAGGGAATAACAAATAATTCATCTGTCCAGTGTTGGGGAGGAATCTTTTCGGTTTTGGTAATGTTCAGCCTCCTCAACGCCGGGCAGATGAGTAAAGTTATCTACCTAGTGCTAGGAAAGAGATTAATTTATTGAATACACCATTCTATAAGGCACAATGCATTTAACTAATTTTTTCCATTTAAGTCCTTCTTAAAAAGAAAAATGTTCCCTGGCTCTTTCCTGGCGCCAGGTAGATAACGAAAAACAAAAAGGAGGAATATGAAAAAAATAATAACGATCATTTTAGTAGGATTAATGATTTTTGCCATCGGCTTGGTTGGCCAGGCTGATTACGAAGAAGAAACAATTGAGCTGAATCATGCTCAGCAAATAAGAATGCCATATTGGTACGAATAATAACTAATTAAGGTGCGAGATGGTTTGACTGTACAGATGCTGAGGCCGGGAAATGCCCACCCTTACTTGGCCTCAGTGTCCGTGCAGTTAAACTGTACGAGCACATGAAAAAGTCTGGTGGCTGGTTTAAGCATAAAACCTCGAAACTTAGAATTATCTAGAAAATCAAAATGCTTTTTCAGTTAATGGATTTCGCCAGCCACCACCATAGGAGGTAAATATGAAAATTAAAGTTGAATACGATGAGCTCGTACAGACTCAGAATATATGTGGAAATTTTGTTTTTATTAGAGATGGGGACAAAATTCGCAATTTGGAGGGGGTATGGTAGAGAAACAAATAGTTAAAAGCGAATCAAAAGCTTTTAATTACAATTATGCATCTTTAGCCGACATTGTGAATCAAGGCTTTAAGTTGCCGATCATGGAAACTCGCAATATTGATGGTGAAACATTTATGGGGTGGCTTGACGAGAAGAATGAATGGCATCAGGGAGCGCCGCTAATTGTGCCGGAAATGAAAGGAATGAACGCAGCGCAGGCTATGGGATCAGCGATTACTTATGCCAGGCGCTACACCGCGCAAATGGCGCTTGGCTTAGCATGTGATGACGATGCGAAGCTAGAGAAAACCAAAGATGCGCCGGAGGCTACTGGTAAAGTTTATGGGAATAAGATTGATTTTAAGCAAGTAAGAGAAAAAATAAACGAAATCACGGATCCGGCCGAATTAATGAAATATTGGATAAGTTTGAAATTATCTGATAAGCAAGCGGCCGTATTAAAAGGTGATTTTACTAAAAGAAAAGCGATTTTGGAGGGTGATAATGGCGTGGAGCGATGAGCCTACCGAAGCACAACTTGGGACTATTTATAGCTGGTTTAAGTGGGAGATGAGTAATGAAAAGGCCGCAGCGGCTATTGAATATCTCGAAAATACGGCCACTAGGCGCGATGTAAGTTTTGAAATGAGGCGACTTAAGAATCTCAAAGAAAAACGGCTCCTAGATGCCTCAAAATGCTTTGAGAGCGAAATTTGGGAAAGGTTTGATTATGATGAGCGAGGCTGAATTACAAGCAAATGTGGCTTTATGTATCCGGATGCAGTATCCAGATGTGTTATTTCATAGCGATTTTGGATCCGGCATCAAATTAAAGCCGTGGCAGGCCAAAGCTCAAAAGATTCAGAATGGTGGCCGCAGAGCTTGGCCGGATATGTTTATTGCTGAGCCAATAGATAAATATGCAGGTCTATTTATTGAGTTTAAGAAAGAGGGCACGAGATTAAAGAAAAAGAATGGCGAATGGGCCAGCGATCATATCTACGAGCAGGCTCTAGTTTTAGAGCAACTCAGAAAAAAAGGTTATAAAGCTGAGTTTGCCGTAGGTTATAGAGAAGCAATTGAATTAATAGATGATTATTTAGGAGGTAAATAAAATGACGGGCACTAAAGCTGGGGGACTAAAAGCGGGTAAAACTAACAAAGAGAGGTATGGGGAGGACTTTTATAAAAAGATTGGCGCCATGGGCGGTAAAAAGGCACCACCGGTGGTTTTGCATCTAATAAAGTAGGGAAAGATGGATTGACGGGCCGGCAGCGAGCTGCGCTAGTTGGCACGATTGGTGGTTTTAGATCTAAACGAGTCAAAAAGGAGGTTGAATCATGAGTGACGGCGTAATTATCACGATTATTATCTGTATTTGTATAGTAATTTTAGCCTGGATCGGGAGTAGTAAGTAAGATGAGAGAGCGCCAGGTTTTAGAAGCAATAGAGGAAATATCCGTGAATTGGTATAAAAAGACTGGTGATAAATGGTGGAAAAAAATAGCAGATATGGTGGCCGAGAAAAGAAAAGAGGTGAAATGGTGGTTAAAATAAGTCTAATTATACCGGTTTATAATAAGGCACCATTTTTAGAGCGCTGCTTAGATAGTGTAGCTGCGCAATTAAATCAATCAGTCCAGGTTATTCTGATTAATGATGGCTCAACTGATAAATCTGATGAGATTTGCGAAAAATACAGCGAACAGTACGGATGGGATTTATGGCGTACTGAGAATAGAGGTGTAAGTGAGGCGCGAAATCTAGGGATTGATAGAGCGCTTGGGGACTATATCACTTTCTTAGATGCTGATGATTTTCTACACACTAGAGCTTTTGAAACAATGCTGCGAGCTATTAGATCCGGCCGCAATATTTACCAATTCGGCCAGTATCGCCTAAAGAATTGTAGGAATTTTAATGAAAGATTAATATTACCGCATCATTCACCAGAGGGGCCATATGATTTCAATTATATTCCGAGATACTGGGTACATGTTTGGAATAAAGTGTATAAAAAAGAGTTTTTGAATAAAAATAAGATACGATTTAGGCCGGGGATGCAGTTTGGCGAGGATACAATCTTTAATGCCGAATGTATCTTAGCCAATAACGGGATTTTTCACGCCAACGGAGCCACAGTTTATCATGTGTTAGATGATAAGAACTCATTGTGTAGAGGATCTGGCCTAGATCTAAATCGGATTGAATATTTTGATGATGAGTTTTGTAAAGTATATGACAATGAAACAGATCCACTAAAGCGAAGCTGGTTAATTAGAGCTATAAATGAGCATCGGCATTCAAAACTATTCCGGAGGCTTGGCTTTGATAGAGGTTATAAAGGTAGCTATGATGTAGTCTATTTAGTAAAAGAATCAGCTAATAATCCTGAGCTAGTATATTCTTTGCGCTCATTAGAGGAAAATTGGGAATATAAGAGTGTTTGGTTTTGCGGCGGTTGTCCAGATGGACTAAAGCCGGATTGTCAGATGAAATTAAAACAGGTTGGGCTGAATAAGTGGGCTAAAGTCAGAGATATGATAATCAAAATCTGTAATAATGACGAAATTACAGAGGAATTTTGGTTATTTAATGATGATTTCTATGTATTAAAGAATACGTCAGAAGATATGAGGCCTCAATATAATGGCGATCTAAAAGTTTATATTGACCGAATTGAGCGCCGCCAAGGCCACCAGGACGCTTTTACAGTGAGATTACAGCAAGCATATGATGATCTAGTAAAGGCTGGGCTAACCACGCTGAATTATGAGGTACATAAGCCAATGTTGTTTAATCGGAAAAAGTTATTAGAGATATTTGAGAAATTCCCAAATACTCCGGCTTATAGGAGCCTATATGGTAATTATTGGAAGATCGGCGGCCAGAATCGCCATGATATGAAAGTAAAGATTCTAAAATTTAAGAGGCTAGATGATGTGACTAATATTTGGGACTTTTTATCTACCTCAGATGAGAGTTTTAGGGATGGAAATGTAGGGGAATTTATTAGGCGAAAATTTAATAAAAAAAGTAGGTTTGAAAGATGGAAATAAAATTGCCAGGCGATGGATTAGATTATGATCAATGGCTAGAATTTTTCCGCAAACAGCCAGCCGGCAACTTAGCTAAATTTGAACGCTTAAAAAATGAGATACCAACAGAGGGCTATGCAGCTCTTAAGCGCTGGCAAGAAATAATCGAAAATCCGTCTAAAATGGATAAACTTTACCAGGGCCGGCTAAAAGCGCAGGCCGAACAGGATATTATGGAAATCGCGGTTGGCGATGATGACGAGGTATTTTATGAGGCATTAATTAAGGAAAATGTGCAACAGCTCAATACATCAAACATTAGTCAGCAAGAGGTGGCTAGATTAACTCAGAATATCAACATATTTAGAAAAGAGTTGAGAGATATACGATCTAGGAAGCCGAAAAAAGGCACAGTTTTGGAGCAAGTGCTACAAAAGGCAGCAATTCCGCCAAAACCAAAGAAACAGGCCTCTAAAACAGCCTCTAAGGCCTCTGTAAAGAAAAAGACGACTAAGGCATCGTCTGGAAAGGAGAAGAATGAAACTACAAAATAAGAAAACTGGAGAAATAGGCCGATTAATAACCCATGATTGGTTGGAAAACAAATTGATTATTTCGGATGATGACGGAGTCCAGCTAGCCAAATACAATTCCCTCGCCGAACTGAACGCAGAGTGGGAAGATATGCCAGAGGAAGAATGGCGAGATGTATTAGGATTTGAAGAACTATATCAAGTGTCTAATTTAGGCAAAGTAAGAACGGTCAAGAATGGTGAAGCAGAAATGTCGCAACAAGAAAATCGGAATGGTTATATGACCGTTCATCTCCGTAACAAAGGAGTAGAACGCAGAGCTATGGTCCATCGTTTGGTAGCGGAAGCGTTTATCCCAAATCCAGACGAACTTCGAGATGTGAATCACAAGAATGGGAACAAGACAGATAACAGAGTAGAAAACCTTGAGTGGACCACTCATTCGGACAATATGACACATTCGTTTAGAGAGCTTGGAAAGAATGTGAGGCATATCGTCCAGATAGGATTAGATGGAACATTTATTGAGCGATGGAATAGTATTGTCGAAGCGTCTGAGGCTACTGGTATTTGTAGAACAGATATACAAAAGTGTTGTAAAGGAGAGAGGACTATGGCTGGTGCATTTGAATGGAAGTATGAAGAAGATTACGAAGAACCGAAAGAGTGGTATTATATCGACATTTCTGGAGTAGTAAAACAAGGTGAAGATAATGTGCCAACACATCTTATTGAGGGCATGGGACAAATTGGCAACTACTTTAAAACCAAAGAAGAAGCCGAGAAAGCAGTTGAGAAATTAAAGGCTTGGAAAAGGTTGAAAGATAAAGGGTTTAGGTTTGTGAATTGGTCTTATAGATATGACCAACCAAAAGTAAAAGACCACTCGTATTATAACTTTATAGCTATTTGTAAAGATGGTGAAGTTTATAAAGACCTAGACTTGCTTTTCGGAGGTGAAGAATGAGTGTAGTTTGGTTTATGGCCGGAATATTTGTAGGATGGTTAATTTTAATGATCGCGCTGTTATGGTAATGGAGAGATAAATGACACCAAATCAAACACCGCGAATTGATCTTTATTTACCGGGCGACACTAGCAAGGCTGAGCTGCTTTTTGAGCTATTACAAGAATATGGGATGACATTCTTGCCTTGGCAGCAATTAGTATTAAAAAGATGGTTGGCGGAGGATGATGACGGAAAATTTGTGAATCTGGACTGTGGTTTATCAGTACCGCGTCAAAATGGCAAAACAGAGATCTTAGTAGCCAGAATCATCTATGGCATCATATTCAGGAAAGCAATTGGCTTATTCACGGCTCAAAAACAAGATACAGCAGATGTAGTGAAGCGTAGAGTACAAGATTTCTTTTATGAGAATCAATATGAGGAGATATTTAACTTATTAACACCAAGATTTAGAGATAAACCTCGCAATTATGACTTTATTGAGTTTATGAATGGCTCAAGATACTCATTCAAGACGAGGACCAGGCTCGGTGGTCTTGGTACTACAAATGATGAGCTCATTTGTGATGAGGCGGCAGATATGACTGACGATCATCAAGCGACACTACTGCCAACTGTGTCGGCCGCTAAATCTGGTAATCCTCAAGTAGTCTATTGTGGAACGCCACCAATGGCCACAACTCTTGGTGAGGTATTTAGTAGGCTTAGAAAGCAAATAATGACCGGAAAATCTGGTTGCTGGACTGAATGGAGTGTAGATCATCTCACAGACAAGAATGACATAAAAGCTTGGTATCAAACGAATCCTAGTCTTGATACATTTCTAATCAAAAAAGCAATTGAGGCTGAAGCTCGCAGCCTAGCCACAGATGATTTCAATAGAATGAGATTAGGCTGGTGGAGTGGCGTAGAGGACAAAAGAGCAATTCAACAAAAAGATTGGGATGCGCTTTATACTGAGAAACCGGACTTTGATGATGAATTTAGGCCGGTATATGCGATTAAGTTTGCACCAGATAGGACTGACTATTCATTAGTAGTGGCTCAGCCATTAAAAGATGGTAGGATCCATGTTGAGATAGTGATGCAGCGGCCAATGACTGAAGGTTGGTCTAGGCTCTCTAAATGGTTAATTGAGCGCTGGCGCAACTGCTCAAAGATTATCATTGACGGCGCTACTGGCCAGTCAATACTATATGAGGAATTAACTAGAGCTGGCGTGGCAGTAAAGAAGATTATTCAGCCAAATATGAAAGAAATAGTAGCGGCGCACCAATTTATGTTTGATGCTATTCAAAAAGGAGAGCTCAGCCACTATAATCAGCCACTATTAAATCAGACAGTGCGAATTACTAAGATGAGGCAAGTAGGTAGATGGGGAGGCTTTGGCTGGGAGTCTATGAGTAAAAATATGAATACTAGTGCATTAGACGCGGCCACATTCGCATTCTGGGGACAGAAAGTATTTCCAAAGAAAGTAGCGAGCGGTGGATCTATAGAAGCTAATAACCAAAAATGGCATGATATACTGAGTCAGTTGTAATATATTGATTTTTATTGTGTATTATGTTATAATATAGATATGGACGAATATGAAATAGAATATGATCTAGCTGATACTTATAGATCATTAGTCAATAGTTTATTAAAGAAATACGGGCCTGCGCCTTGTAGTTATTTTACAGACAAAGATTGTAAAAAAGTTGATCCTAGAATTAGTAGATCTAGTGAGGGCTTACAATGCCACCATATAGACGAGGACAAGGCTATTATGCTGAGCGATCCGGAATACGCTATTAAAAATCCATTCAAATACCAGGAGGCCAATAGATTGGTATATTGTAACATTCTGGAACACTTGATATTGCATTTGAAAATCATAGATGAGCCTCGAAAGAAATCTGCTAATCCTGGTGAAGCAGTAGGAATCGGTGGCGCAATCAACTATTTAATCCCTATGATTAATGATTATTACAATGGCTATGAGTTTAAGAGAGATTATCAGAAAAAGCTGGTAGAGATTTTAGACGATAATTTTGATAACTATATTTCTATTTTATTAAAGTTTTTAGATGTAGCTTTTGAATATTGGCCAATGTACGAGAGGACACTAAATATAGAAAAATTATCTCGTGGCAGTGATGGGAAAATTGTAGATAAGGTTTATAACGAATTAAAGAAAAGATACAAAAGATCTAATTAATTTACCACGCTCTTGATACTGGGGTAGGGTTTTCGACTTTAGGCATCTTGTCAGAGGGCAAGCTATTGCTTTTGCGCATATTACAGATCCTATGTGCTGGGGCTAGATTGTCAATATCATAAACACTACCCCCTCTTGAGATAGGTACTATATGATCTACATGGAAACTCAAAGGATGAGTTGGCGGTAAAGTAAAATCAATTGGCCTGCCGCAAATGTGGCAGACATCCGACATGGCCATTACTCTTTTTCTGAGCGCGTCACGCAGCTCCGGGTTTTGTTTTCTTGGATCGCGCTTGACGCCTTTTTTTCTAGTTAAAGACATTTGATTTGATTATAACATGAAAGGATGGTTTGAAATGAGTTTGAAAAATGATTTGAAAATAAAAATAAACATTTGGCAAATGGTCGAATAACAGAGGGGGGGTGTCGGTATATGGGGGGCCTTACCCGGCCGAGCGCCGGGGTAGTGCGAGTTTTTTAGGACAAAATTCTAATCGATTTTTTATTTTTTATACGCGTAAATGCAAAAATAGTATAATAAAGATATGTTGGAGGTTACAAAATATTGTCCTAAGTGCCACACTCGTAAATCTGGCACAGAGTTTTACAAATCAAAAACTACTAGCGATGGTTTAGGTGGTTATTGCAAAGAATGTGTTAAAAAGACGGCGCGAGCCTATTTATTGGCTCATCCAGAAAAGGAGAAAAAGTACCGACAGAATGCGAAAGGGAAATATACTGAAAAGCGCAAAGAATGGGCCAAAAAATATAGGCAACGTCCAGAAGTTAAAGCTAAGGCCAAAGAAAGGGAAGCTACACCAGAATATAAACAGAAAGCTCACGAGAGATATTTAAGAAACAGGGAGAAACGAATTGCTTATGCAAAAAAATATCGAGAGGAACATTTAGAAAGAATTAGAGATAACCAAAGAGAATACAGAAAAGAAAATGCTGATAAAATACGAACAGCCAGAGCTTTATATGTCAAAACATCGCCGGTGGCTAAAAAACAAAGAGTCGAGTATAGGAAAAGACGCTTGCAGCGCGATCCGGTTTTTGCGCTAAAAGAGCGAATGCGTAAAACAATGGCTGATTCATTTTTGCGGAGGGGATATACAAAAAATAGCTCAACTCAAAAAATAATAGGTTGTGATTGGCAGACTTTCGCTAATTATTTATTCAAGACTTGGGAAAACAGATATGGGACGGTTTATGCTGGAGAGGATTATCATATAGATCACGTAATACCTTTAGCTACAGCTAAAACTGAAGAAGAAGTTATTAAACTCTGCCATTATACTAATTTACAGTTGCTAAAACCAAAAGACAACTTACGTAAAGGCTCTAAAATACCAGATTAAGCTAAATATGGTATAATAAAACTAACAGCACGGCACGCTTCCGGTCATAATGCGGTTAGAAAACTAATCGGAGCGAATATGACCGAAAACCAACGTGATTATCTTGCAGACTTAGCCGGCCGAAAGGGAACTCGGCTTTTTAATACTGATGATTGGTCAGTGGCTAAAGCATCTAGTGAAATTGAGCGACTAAAAGAGTTACCAGACGCGGATTTTGATGAAATAACAAATAAAGAGATCGAGAATATAGACGCCATGACAAACAATACTCTAAGTGAGCTCCGACGCTGGGGTTTTACAAGGAGGGAAATATGAATTTTTCACCAACGGCGACAGATATTGCTAAACAAATGGAAAAAGTGGTCGATTATATTCTGAGCTTGAATATAGATCCGTCCGACAAGAGAGCTAGATTGATTAAAGCTTTTGGAATTGTAGGGAATGAGTTTTTTAACAAGATGTTTTTAGACAACAGCATCTTATTTGACAGTACAGCGATCAAAAGTCTTGGATTCACTAATCCAGAGGACCAAATAGAGAGATTATCGGCCAAATTGATTCAAGATTATAATTTGGGCCGCAAAACAGATGCGACAGTGAAAGGATTCTTTGATTCAGTATTAGGCGCAGCGCAAAAAGAAGCTTTTGACAATGGTATCTCAATGGGAAAGGTGCCGACACTTACTAGAAGCATTGTGGGAGAAACTTGCAGATGGTGTATAGATCGAGCTGGAACTTTTACATATCCAGAGGGAGAATTGTTTGCCAGACATGATAACTGTGACTGCTTGTTTATTGTTAGTGGGTACAATTCACGAAATGGCATATTAACTAATTATAGAAAGGCAAAGGAATGATCGGAGCAAGCGTAACATTCAAAAATAGGCCAACTGTGAGCGGCCTGGAGACATTTACGATTGATGACTGTTTAATCGCAAATAATACCACTCCAAATGCGGCGCGGCCACAAATATTGATACATTTACCTAAAACGGACGAAAGGCCGGTAGATGGGGCTTTCGTGGCCTTTGAGGGCTATGATTGGCATGTCATAGGCACTACAACGGCGCAAATGGACGGAAATACGCCGACAAGATGGAATAGATATGCAGTAGCAGAGCGAATTAGAGCATTATAAGAGAAAGGAGATAATATGAAAATTCGCAATAAAAAAACAGGTCAAATATTTGAGGTATTGCCAGGAACACTCTATGCCAAGAATATTTTTGAAGAGGTTAAGGATGATGATATTAAAGTAGGCGAGCCAAAAGTGGAATTTGAGATTGAAGAGATAAAAGAGGAAAAGCCGGCGCCAAAGCCAAAGGCGAAAAAATCAACTAAAAAAACTAAGAAAGGAGCAAAAAAGAATGGAAGCACAAAATAGCTTTGCTACGGTTGATGAGTTGATGGCGTCATGGAAAGTATTGACACCGGACGAACAGGCCAGGGCAGAGGTACTATTATTACAAGCGAGCAACTATTTGCGCCAAATTGCCTACAATAATGGCAAAGATCTAGATGATAATATAATTGCGGATCCAACTGGAGTTTATGGGGCGAATGTGAAGATGGTGGTGATTTCATCAGTACAGCGATCATTAGCCTCACCGGTAGATATGATGCCGGAGGCTAATCAATGGAGCCAAAGCGCCACTCCGTACTCTGAATCAATGAGTTTTTCGGGAAATGTATCAACTACGCTATATTTCAAAGAAAAAGAATTGAAACTCTTAGGACTAGGCTCTGTGTCTGGTAATCTAGGAATTTCAGTATTGAGAGGAGTGAGATAATGGACTGGAATGCAATTAATAACAAATTAAACTGCTCGAAAACTAAATACAGCTTTTATTTTGGTGATTATGAGTATCAGGATTATTCCAAAGGTAAAATGGCCAGAAAGATACCAAAACAGCAAGTAGGCTGGGGCCGACGAGCTGTGGATATTCGAGCCAATAAGACTAAATTTGACAGATTTGAAAACGACACCCTAGGATTAAATGAGCTATTTACTAAATATAAGGTCAAAGAGGCTTTTGATAAGGTTAAAGATGATATTCTAGTTTGCGGCTGTGGATTTTTGGCCGTGAATGGCAATAGAGTATTTCCATTTACTGCCGAAGAGGCAACTGGTACTTATAGCTGGTTTGACCAGAATCTAAGAGATGGCGTGGCGGTATTTAGAACAGCCACTAAAAGGCGCTACAATGCGCCGCAGCGTCCAGATGCTTTCGTGGAGTATTTGCCGGATCGCACTATTGCGCACGAGTACATAGATGGCGAGGAAATAATAACAACGGCCGTAAATGGCTCTGGGAGGCCTCTGATGGGGCTTCTGACGCATAAATCGACCGCTAAGCGACCATTTGGGCAATCTGTGCTTACAAAGGCCGCTAGAAGCGCTATTGTGGATGCGTCTAGGACTGTGCGCCAGGCAATGATCGCAGCTTATCATTACAATACTAAAGTTGATGTGATTATGGGCGCTGATTCGGAAACTGCGGTTGATAATATTGAAAGCCAAACTGGCGATGTATTGAAGATTGGGCCGAATGAAAATGGCCAGATTCCACAAATTGGCGAATTTGCGCAACACGCAATGGCACCATTCACAGATACGATTTTGACATCTGCGCGCAATTTCTGCTCAGATACTAAGCTTAGTCTGGTAAATCTAGGCATCAGCTCGGATGCACCACAATCAACAGAGGCGCTGGAAATCATTAATGATGATCTCAGAGATGACATTTTGAGCTGGCAGAGTGAATTGGCCGAACAGTTGAAATATTTCGGCGTGACGCTCTGGATGTATGACAACAATGTGAGAGTCTTAGATGATAATCTAATGGAAAAGATTGAGGCTATAAAGCCGGTATTTATGTCGGTGTATAGGCAAGATGTGAGTAAATTTGGTGATGGGCTAATGAAATTAGCGCAGCAAGCTCCGGACATCGTAAAATCGCGATCATTATGGCGAAATCTTGGTTTAACCTCTGAGGAAATAGATACCGTTATTTCATCTACGCCACAAATGTGATATAATAAAGAGGAGGAGAGAAATCTCGTCATTACAACAATCCAAAAAACCGACTATCTGCGAGGAAGCCGGTTTTTTGGTGTAAATGGAAGGGGGAGCGAACAATGTCGCTCCCCGCAAATAAAGGGCCTTCCAGCTTCGATCGCTGGCTTATTTTTATTATAGCATGAATTATAGTTGTGGAAAACTATGTGGAAAACTTTTCAATTAATTGATACAATCAAGGTAACGTTAAACTTTTACGGAGGCAAAAAAAGGATGACAACTTTTTACAAACAGAATGATGAGGGCGAATATGTAGAGGCGGATAAAGACGTAGATGAATTGTTCCGTCAAAAGTCTAGTGACATTGTATCGTCTAAACTATCAAAAGCTAAGGAAAAAATTCGCGAGGAGATTGAAGATGAGGTCCGTAGCAATGCGCTCGAAACGATCAAAAACGAAGCCAAAGCTGAGCTAGAAACAGAGTATAAAGAAAAGCTAGAGGCGTCCGAATCTAAGGCCAGGCAATTAGATGTAATGCTTCGCCGGAAAACCATTGCCGCTGAGTATGGTTTTAAGCCAGAGGCCGAGGAATTTCTTGGTACAGGCACCGATGAAGAGATGCGAGCAAAAGCTGATACATTGAAAAATAGTTTTTCTGTTGAAAATATTATGTCTATGGAAAAACAAGCTGAGCCAAAAGTAAGTAAGTTGCAAGAAAAGACGGGAATACGCGTCGAAATATAGCAATTTTAATTTCTTATAAAGGAGATTCATTATGGCAGTTACTGATCTGCATTCTCTTGACATCTCTGAGGCAATTGACAAAATTTTTACCGGCGGTGAAGCGCGCGGTGCTGTTTTGTCACTCATTGATGAAACTCCATCTATTAATGTGGGGCAAAATGCTCCTCTAGTAATGAGCGGCCGCGCCAAAGGTGCTTTGGTACATGAGGGCGGTGTCAAACCTGACAATGGACGCCAGGTCATTGCTAAACCATTTACAACTGTAAAATTAGTCTATTCCCAGAGGGTTACTGACGAATTTATGATGTGGGATCGCGAAAGACAAGGTGATTTCGTATCTCGCTTAGTCGCTGACTGGACTCGCAAGAGCTTGCCACGCGACATTGATACTGTGGTGCTCCATGGTATTGATCCTAATACTAACACTCTTGATACTGAATTGAGCGATTATCTAACTAAGACTGGCTCTAGCATCGCTGTTCCTGCAACTGGTACTACCGCTGCTGATATTGACGCTGATTTTGCTACCGCTGTTGAGGCTCTTGATGGCCAAGACATTACCGGTGTTGCAATCGCGCCGGCTGCTGCTGCTAAATTAGCTACTATCACTGAGGGTTATGAGAAGAAATATCCTGGCCTTGGTGTATTTGGCCTAACTGGCGGTACTATTGCTGGCAAGCGCGCTGCTTCTACTCCAGAGGTTGCTGCTAATGGCACTGAGCTTATTATCGGTGACTGGAGCAAGCTATATCTTGGCTTTGCTGGCGCTGCTGATTGGAAAGTCATTGAATATGGTAATCCAGATGATGGTGACTACGATCTCCAGAATGTCAATCAAGTTTGTATCCGCATGGAACTCAAATTCGGTTTCCGCGTGTTAGATCCAGAAGCATTTGCTGTTGTTGGCTCTGCTGAAAGCGAATCCTAATTAACTGTGGGGCACGGAATGTGCTCCGCAGCCAAATATTAACTTTAAGAGGAAATTGAGATGAATAACAAAGACAACATCACAATTGGTCGTCCGAAAGTTGGCGGTGCGATTTACTACGCTCCGGCCGGCTCTGCTTTACCAACTGATGCTGATTCATCGCTATCTGGCTCTTATGTAAATCTTGGCTATGTCACTGAAGATGGCGTCACTTTGACGACTACTGAAGAAACCGACATGATCAAGGCTTGGGGGCCGGAAAATGTGATGGTCAGTCAGAATGACTTTGGTGAAACCGTGACCTATAACCTCCTCGAAACCATTCGTCCAGCAGTGTTGCAATATTTGCGCGGTGCGGAGAATATGTCGATTGAGGCTGACGGATCCATCAAATCTGGTACGACTGGCGATCAGTTACCACGCGGCATTATCGTCATTGATACGATTCAGAATAATGGTAGCGCAAATCCACGCTATCACCGAATTGTCTATGGCGATTGTCAGATTACTGACCGCTCTGGGGACCAAACCTATAACAACAGTGATCCTGTGACTTTCCCGGTTACTATCACTGCATTCAAATTCGCTTCGCAAGCCATTTCTGGCAAACAAGTTTATCACGATGACTTTTGGTCAGCGCCGGCTAGCGAAGAATCTGAGTCATAGTTTGCCTCCTAAGCACTATGAAAAAAGCCGCCAATCCATAAGGCGGCTTTTTATGGTATAATATAAGCAATAATAGTTACGGCACGCTTCCGGTATAAGGCGGGTAATCTTATAAGGAGGCGTGATGGCTAACAAAATAGAACTTTGGGAGGGATACGAGGCAGAGGTAGATGAAAAAATTTTGAATGATTTTGACTATATTACTGACCTCAACAAAGCGGAAAAAGAAAATGATTTGGCCGGGCTCATTTCATTATATTTTGCTGCTATTGGCGGCGAGAAAGTCTATGAGGCGACTCGTAAGCACATCGTCAAAGAAAATGGCTATTTTGCCACAGATGCACTTTTAGAGATTGTTAATAAGATCAACGATCAATTCCCAAAAGCTGGCAAGCGTGCATCGAAGCACTACGGGACGACTTCGAAATAATAGAGGCTGATTTTCAGCAATATTACAATTTAGATCTTGAATTATCTTTTGCACGCGGATTTAAGAGGTTTTGTAGATTACTACTAAATTTACCGGTAGAGTCGAGATTTATGATTAAGTACATTCCCAGTAAAGATTGGAATTGGGATAAAGAGGTACAGTCTAGAATTTTAATGGAGCTGGATATTATATCGGCTCAGCTCTACAACGCTTTCAAAGGTAAGCACAAGAAACCGCGCAAACCAGATGAGCAATTCCAGCCGGATTATGTCAAAGAGGCCAAAAAAGATATAAAGGGCGCGAAAAAGGCTGATAATAAGGATTCGCAAAAAGAATTGGCAGAGATATTTGAAAAACGGAATAATCAGGTTAAAAAAGTAGAGGAGAAATTTAATGGCACATAATATAGGTATTTATTACAATGAGGCCGGAATTAGAAATATTATGAAAGGGCCGGAAATTGCCTCAATAGAGCAGGCAATAATGATGGAAAAGTTAAGTCAGGTCAGAGCAGAGTTTTTACAGACTTTTGGCTTTAATGGTAAGTTTGATATAGATCGAGTTGATACTGGAGTATATGGCTCTAAGCGCAGTCGTATAGCATTTATTATCATTCCGGCAGATGGACGGACAACGGCAGCATTAAAGAAACAGCCAGGCTGGTTAGGCCAATTTATGCGCTAGGATGAGCCTCATTATAGAGCTGTTCGAGGGTATATCCCTCTAGTACCTCAGATTTACGATTTTCCCAATCTGTTTTCACATCTTCTTTGAAAGTAGCCTCTTTTTCAGAGGTATCCCACGCCGACAAGCAAAATTGTTCGGCTTTTTTAGTGGTCTCAGATCCAAATGGCTCCCCCATAGTATTTACGAGATCAGCTTCTTCCATGAGCATACACTTTTCTTGAGCTTCGCTGATTGATATTGAGGAATCGTCAGATTTATTTTGAGAATTAATAAAGGCAAAGATTAGAGCAATAAAGATTGCTAGGCCAATTAGAGTGAGGATTATTGTTTTTAAGTTATCTAAAATCGAGGCGGTGGCCTCTAATTTGCTAGATTGGTTTTGGGCGCTCATTTTTTTAATCCTTTATTTATGATATAATTATTATAACATAGTACGCCACGCTTGCGGCAAATGCGGTTAATTTAATAACCGAAAGGCAAGTAATGGCTGGAAACAATCTTGGTACCGCTTGGATACAGATAAAACCATCAATGAAAGGGATGACCTCATCTATTCGCCAAGAATTGAGCGGAATTGGTGGAACAGAGGGGGCAACAGCCGGTAGTCAATTCTCAACTGCTTTCGCGGCTAAAATTGGTGCGATCAGTGCGATTACCGAAAGTGTCCTAATGGGCGGGATTAATATGATTAAAAACCAACTTAGCGATGCTGTGGTTAGGGCTGATACGCTTGAAAGATTTCCAAAAGTTATGGAACAGATGGGGTATTCAGCAGATATAGCAGATAAGGCAATTAGAAAGTTGGTAGCTGGAGTGGAAAATGTGCCAACTCCACTTAATGAGGTCGTAACAGGCACGCAGCAATTAGTGGCAGTTACTAGAGATGTAGATAAGGCTTCTGACTGGGCTTTGGCCGTATCAGATGCGATGCTTTCAAACTCAGCATCGGCCGAGAAAGCTCAACTCGCAACATATCAATTCTTACAGGTGCTACAAAAAGGCAAACCGGTAGGCGAAGATTGGCGATCTATTATGGAAGCTGCGCCTGGCGTCATGCTAGAGCTCGCTGAGGCTTTGGGCTATTCGTCAGCAGTGATGGGCGGCGATTTCTATACAGCATTTCAACAGGGAAAAGTATCAGTTGAAGATGTGATGGATGTACTCGTGAAAATGGACAAAGAGGGAATCAACGGCATGGATTCTTTGAAAACTCGTGCCGAAACGGCCGCTGGCGGTATTGAAACCTCAATTACCATTTTGAAGCAGAGTATTAGTAATGCCATGCGCGACATTATTCTAGAAATTGGATCAGATAATATCAAAGATGCGATCAATGGGATAAAAGATGTTTTAGTGGGAGTCGTGAAAGTAGTCGGCGAAATCATCATGTTTATCAAAGATAACTGGGAATGGCTAAAATATGTGGGGGGCGCAATTGTGGCATTCTTTGCCGGAGCTACTATTATTAAAGGTATTTTGAAAATAAAAGAAGCTTTGGGCGGATTAACCAAAACAGTACATGGATTATTTGGCAAAGCAACTCAGACAACACTAGCTAAAAATGCGGAGGCCACATTCAAAGGTGTTGGCAATGGAATTAGTAAAGCATTGGTATCATTAAAGGATATTTTGGTAAATGCGGTAAATGCAGTGATGGAGCCAATAAAAACGCTCTTAAAGGGCATTGGCGAGGCCATAGCGGGCTTTTTCAAAGCATTTGCGAGTCCAGATATTGCTATGGGCGCAGCGATGTTCGCGCTTGCCGCTGCTTCTATTGCGGCGGCCATCTTCTTAATTGGTAGCGCGATTGGAGCGGTAATGCCGGCTCTTAGGGAATTATTCAATGATATTATTATGCCAATAGCTCAGTTTATCGCGGATACAGTATTGAATCTTGTTACAACATTAACAGATGTAGTGCTCAGATTAACAAATGAGGCTTTGATCCCGCTTGGCGAGTTTATGGTAGGCTCATTTATTGCCATTTTACAGGCCGTGACTGATATGATCACACAATTAACACAGGGGGCATTGATTCCATTAATTGAAACATTGAGCGGTGCATTTGTGAGTATTTTACAGACGGTCGGCGACATCATCAATAATGTTTTAGGTACAGCATTAGAGGGAATCTCTAAGATTGTATTAGCTACTGGTGAAGCCTTTGAACATATGGGCAATGTGATTGTAAGGGCTATGGGCGCAGCCGTGAATGTTTTGAGCGTATTTGCGAATATTATTGAATCAGTGTCAGATTCGGCGGTTGCTATTGTAGCGATGGCCACAAATCACAGCATTAATTACGGCAAAGGCTATGCGCATCTATTTGCGGAGGGCGGTAGAGTAATTGGGGCTGGGACTCCGACTAGCGATTCTATTCCGGCATTCTTATCCAATGGCGAATATGTGATAAAAGCAGCGGCCGCGCAAAAGATTGGCTATGATAATCTGGACGACCTAAATCAGAGTGGCCATATTGGCGGCGGTCAGGTTAATTACTTTACGATTAATGGCTACAATAAATCGCCGGAAGAATTAGCAAACATTGTATCTCGTAAAATAGCATTTAATCAAAGAGGAGTGATTGGCTAATGGACGACAAACTTTATATCAAAAAATTCATTAGAGATGATGGTGAAACATTATCTTTTGATGGTGAAGAGCTATATTTAGCGCAAGAGAATACTTTATTAGTACGAGCAGATCCGGCCACCACAGCGGTAGAATATACGGAGTCTGATGGTGGCGAAATGGTACGCCAACGCAATGCTACCTATACACAGCCAATCAAAGGGTTAATTATTCCAAAAGATACTACATATTGGGATTTGACTACTGATTTATCTCTATTTTTTAAGATTAATCACAATTACAAGATAATCTATATCAAAAAAGATGGCTCTATGTTTGCAATATGTGATGCCTGGATTTCAACAGGACTACAAATTCTGCCGGTACCGCATGAAAATTATTCAGAATGGAGCATAGAATTTACAATCGGCAATAATGGCTGGCGTGAATATACTGAGAATGAGTACGGTGAGGAAACTTATGCAAATGTAGTCACTTTACCACTAATTAGCGCATCCATAGGAGGCGAATATTGGGACTCTGTGGGCCTTGTAGCTGATAATGTGGGCGAAGAGTGGGAATTAGGCAATGGAGGCGTCCAGACGGTCAATATTGACTCCACACAGGCAATTTATCCAGTGTGGATA